CCAGCCGCATTAGACCCAGCAGCTAAGTCATCAGCCCTTGCTGGTGATGACCCGACTATATAAATTCCATTTTGGCTTGCAGTAGATTGATCTTTGACAAGAACTCGATCATTAGTTGAAAGAGTAACGCCATCTAAAGTGTCACCATTATTAAGAGCAGTTGATATAGTTATGTTCCCTGTGGTTGCAGCTACACAGGAATCTTTTACATCTAATCCTTGAGCAGTAGCCTCTACAAAACCTTTTGTCGCTGCATCCTGAGCATTTACAGGATCAGCTACGTTTGTAATATTTTGAGAGTTAAATGAAACTGAACCTGTCGGTGCAGCCATCTGATCTAATCTATTTGTTCTAACACCTGTGTCGAAATCTGAGATTTTCGTATGCAGAAGTGAGGGAACGTCTGCCGCTACCATTGAACGGAATGTTGCTGCCCCATTACTTCCATTTGGTGCGGCTAGAAATGTATTTTGTGTTCTACTTGTAAATAAATCAGCAAAACTACCAGAACCACCAATAGCCTCGATTGTAGTAGCAGAACCTCCCGCACCCCCTGAGCCTATACCAATAAATAGTTTTTTACTTCCTTCAGCAAAAGCTAATTCAGCATTTTCTAAGCTGGTAGGTGCTGATGATCCTGTAGATCTTTTTATGCGGATTGTGTTAGCCATAGATCAAAAGCTTCCTCCATCTACGAGTGTAAGTTTAGTTGTTGTTGCATCTGCTTTAAATGTACCACTTGTTGAATCAAAATACACCACAGAATCATTAACTTTAGCAGAATCGTCAAGTGTTGCACCAGATGACGAAAAGGTTGGCCCTGCTGGGCCTCTGGTCACAACATTAATTACAGTTGAATCACCTTCATTAACAGTGACTGTATTTTTAGTTGTTGTTACATTTACAGATGTCATCTTGTATAACCCTGACTCACATATATAGTACCTTCCAAATAATATTCCTTCAATCCATTAGGATCAGTAAGCAATACATCATATTTTAATTCGTTTGGAGAAAAAGTGGCTGTCTGCGTATCAGTCAATGCAATATCAACAGTTCCATTACCTCTGTTTGTATATGTCACAGCCCAGTCAGCATATTTATTAGAACGTGATTCGTCCCATACTTGAGCCTCTACTGTGTAGCCATTTAAAGAGATAAAATCATTGTTTGAATCTCTAAAAATAAGTTGAATACTATGATCTGAAGCTCTTTGAACTGTCATGTCATAGGTTGCGGGTGAAATAGCCATTAAGAAAATACAGATACATTTACAGAATGTTTGTCCAATCGTTGACCGCTGTTGTTTGGGTTACATATAAGCACCCTAACAGAACTTGAACCAGCCCCAGCATCTTCTTTAACATAACCAACAGTATGGTTATTGCCAGTAAATCTATCTAGGGAAACTGTTACGTTAGTAGTTCCACCAGTAGGAATACTTGTAGCAAAGTTTAATGAATAGTCTCCCTCTCCATGATCGCTGAAACTACTGACATTAAATGATCGTCTTATACTATTACCTTGAAAAGTATTTACATTTATAAAAGATCTTGCAAATCTTCCAACTTCACTGTTGCTGCTATTTCTTACGACTGTAGGGTTTGAATCATTACTTTTAAGATTTGTTGTTTGAGTAGTAGTAAGTCCAGTCAATGAGGATACAAACAACATTTCAGAACTACTATTTACAGTTAAAACTTGATTTGCAGAGGAAGTTGGTGGTAATGAATATGTTTTATTTGATGCAACGACATCTGGTGATTTTAAACTTATTGATTTACTACTATCTGCGTCAAAAAATTTTGCTAATCTTGCATCTCTTAAATCAAAAGACGTATTTGAAAAAGTGTAGCCAAGATTTCCAGCACCACTGAAACCCACAACATTTGTAGATTCTTTGAAAAATCCAGTTCCGCTATCACCAAAATTTAAAGATGGAGCAGAATTTTGACCAGCCGCTGCGGTTAAAACCCCAGTCATTACACCACCACTACGAGGTAATAATCCCAAATTTGCTGTATTTAACGAACCAATCGTATGAAATGTTGCTGATGCCGCAGCTGCATTACCTCCTGTGTCTCTTATTTTTAAAAGTCCATTCGTTGTGTCTGCAAAAATTTGACATGGTTGAGTAGTTCCAAGCCCTGATTGTGGGCCACTACTGGAAGATGCCAAAGCAAGTATGGCTCTTTCTATGTCAAGTCTTACAGCTTGGCCAGTTCCGTTTGGTATTTGAAAATCAGTGTCTTGTGCCATATTTAGATTTTAACTTGATTTGCCGAAACCAGTTGCAGAAAAAGTAAAGTTTCTACTTATAACAGTACCAGACGAATTGGTAAATTTCACATTAAAGCCAGAACCACTGATCGAAGTTATTGCAAATGTTTCATTGGCTGCCATATCAGTTGGAACAACTTGTATTGATGGTAAATATCTACTTGAACTGCCACCTATTGCTGATGTTCCTGTAAAAAAATTATTAACAAAGCTTATGGTTTTCCCAGAATTTGAGTTTCCAGATGAAATCACTCCGTTTGTAGCTGCTGGGTTAATAACTGATGTTTCAGTTCTTAAGTCAAAAAAGGCATCAAAACCAAGAATTGTGACTTCTACGTTTTGAGCAATATTCGTACTTTGTAGAGTTGCTTTAAATTTAAAATATCTGCCGACAAAATTTGCCTTTGAAAAATCTTGAAAATCAGTAAAAGTAGAATTATCCAAAGATGTAGCAACTGATAATTTGCAGTTTGTCTGGTTGACTACACTTCCGTCCCAAGAGTCATAGTCATCAACATTTCCTGTTCTACTGTCAAGCAAATCACTTGTATTAATTCCAAGACTTGTGATTATTCTGTTAAGACCTAATGAATAACTTGCACCTAAATCAACTACATTTGCAAAGATATATGTTCCTGTAGATGTTGCTGTTAATGTTTGCAATTTTAATTTGTTATTAGAAACAGTTGTATTGCTTTTTGCTCCTGTAAAATTTGGATTTTCTCGTTGCTGAATAATTACTAATTCAGTCAGTTGACTTGGAATTGATACAGTTACAGATGCATCATTTACGGAGAAATTTCCAGAATCATCAGTGTATTTTAAAACGTAAGTCCCTACCAAAGCTGGAACAGTCACTTCAGTTGTTGCACCACTTACAGCGTCAACAAGATCCTGAGCAGATCCAAAATCAGCCCCACTGGTCGCTGGAGAATGTCTGATATGAGTGAACCCCCCATGAACCACATCTATCTCGGTAGTTTTAGTCCATTTCAGCCTAACAAGTCTGCCATCTACAGGCTCAAGAGTAAGTCCTTGCACATCTTGAGGCGGTGCTGTTTTTCCAGCTGCTATAAATTGTTCTTCCAGCGGTGCAACTGATGGCACTCCAAGTGCATTAATTGAAAAAACTCTAAAGTTATATGTTCCGACATCTCCATTCTCAATCACATAATCATTTGAAGTTACTGTGATATTTGTATAATTTTCATTGTTTCTTCGATATTGAAACTGATAGCTTGTAGCTCCGACAACAGGTTGCCATGAAACAATTATTTTACTTATAGCTTTATTATTAACAGCGACAATTTTTTCTTGAAATGTCATTGCTGCTGGTGGTTGTTTTGTTTCTGTAAGTGTTGAAATTGATCTCGCTGGTAAAACTTCATCATCTTCGATTGCAGTGTATTTATTTGCATCATGCAACAAGGCTGTAATTGAGAAAGAAGTATCACTATTTTCTTTGACAGACAAAACTCTCCACTCAGTTGTTTTCAATGTTGGAGTTTCAATAATATAAATACTGTTAGGATTTGGTGCAACAGCTTGATTGCTTGAATTGGTAAAAGGTTGTGAGACTGTAATTGTATTGCCATTAATTGCTGTTATATTCCTTGCTAAACTGACTGATCCATCTGGCAATATAACTGACAGAGTAGGGTTTGCTGATAACTGTGGAATATCTGTATTGGCAATGTCATCAACAACAATTTGAGTTGTAGTAGGAGTTGAGGAAGCTGAGATTCTACCGCCTCTTCTAACTCCACTTTTCATGGGATCTTGAATCGAAATAATATCGTGCGGCCTTACAATCACTCCCGCATCAATAGAGGTTGTAAAACTGCAAGTCTCTCCAGAATTTTGCTCATTGTATAAAAGCCATTTCCCAAGTCTTTGAGCCTGACCCCTTGAAGTTGTCCCTAAAGCTCTAACAGTTTTGACAACTGAACCATATTTGTCTCTAGTCGTTTGATCAGCTTGCACTGTTTCATAGTCAATCTCTTGAGTTTCCATGTCAAAGTATGCAACATTAATTACTGTGTGCCTCGCTTTTCTACTGCTTCCAAAATAAGTAAAACCCTGTTCAGTTACATTGGAATAATTAAATAGATATTTACTAGATGCTGGCTGGTCATTAGCAACCTCTACTGTCCCTGCCCCAAAGTATGCAATGCCCCTAAACACAGAACAAAGCTCATTGATAACGACAAATGCTTCCTTAGCTGTCGTTATGTTTATATTTGTTTGAAAGCGTGGTTCTAATCCATTCTGACCATCATTAACTAGCTCATTACAATATTCGCTAACAGTGTAAAAAGAATATTGATTTAAATTTGATTCAGAAATACCCGCCCCATAACGATCATTTGAAAGCAAGTTAAATAATATCCATGCTGGATCGCTTGTCCATTCTGGGTTTGTTTTAAAAGTTCCATTAAAAGTTCCGCTGTAAGTTATTCTTCCGTTGCTCAAATCTACAGTTGCATTGTGTGGAATTTTTACTTTTATCCCCCTAATACGAAATGTTCTTCTTGGTATTCTAGGAAACTGCTCTGAATCTATCCTTATTGCAATATGTGCAGTATTTGGATACGTTTGTGGAGCTTTCAACAATTCAGTCATTGTCAAAAATTTAAAAGCATTTTGTAGTTTTGTATCTGTGCTATCAGAGGTGATTCTTTCGACTCTTATAACAACAGGAAAATTTGCATTTTCTGGTAAATCGAACTCATAATCTCTGTTGTAAGCGTTTGAAGCTCTACCTCTTACTGTGTCAGTGATATGTATTGTTTCTGTTCCATTGTTTTGTATTGATTTAATTCTTAGATTGACTTCTGCTCCAGAGATATTTCCATTATCTTCAAAAGTTTGCAATGATTGAAATTGAACAGTAACTCTAACAGTTTCAATACTTGTGTCAGAAATAGTTTCTTCTCTTGGGTTTGAAGTTGTAACAGTAAGTCCATTAACAGTTGTTCTT